GCTTTGCAGATAGCCATGAACCAAGCCATGGCTGATATTCCCGTTGTCTTTTTTACGATGGAGATGTCAGCAGACCAACTGACCCAGCGTATGCTCTCGAACCTCGGAACGATGGACGGGTCAGCATTCCTCAAACCCGACGAGCGAATCACCACGGAGCAGTACCTGACCTTGGTACAAAAGGCTGACCAACTGAAAGGCAAACCATTGTACATAGTAGACCTGCATCAAGCAAATCTTGACCGAATCGAGGGCGAGATAGCAAAACTCAAGGCCAAGTTCGGAATCGTTGGTTTCTACCTCGACTACCTGCAACTTGTAGAACCTGCGAAGATTGACAAGCCCAAGCCCAAGATTGAGCAAATGACGAACATCTCCAAGCAACTGAAAGCAATTTGCAAGAGGCAAAAGGTCTTCGGGGTCGTGGTTTCTTCGCTTTCAAGGGCAACCGAAGGCAGGGCAGACCATCGTCCTATCATGTCCGACCTGCGAGAAACGGGGCAACTGGAGTTCGATGCCGACAAAATCGCCTTCGTTTATCGTCCCTACGAACACGACAAGAATGCCGAGCAGGACCTGATGGAGGTTATCTTCCGAAAGAATAGGAACGGAAGCCTTGGAATCGCCCAAGTCCAATGCCAACTGCCCTACACCAAAGCAAACGAGTATCCACTATGACCCCCGAATATACCCTGCAAGCCGCCTGCGTCAAGTTGTTCAAACTCCTAAGGCCACACGAAGAAGGACGGTTGTTCCTGAACCTCAACAACCCACGAAGCCGAACGAACGGTCATTTTCTCAAAGGCATCGGCCTGACCGCTGGGGTGGCAGACATGACCTACCTCTCCGACAAAGGGGCTATCTTCTTGGAGTTCAAAGCCAATAAGGGCAAGCAGTCCCTCTCGCAAAAGTGGTGGCAGGGGGTCGTCCAAGAGGCAGGGTACAGGTACGAGGTCATCCGAAGCATTGAGGATTTTCAGAGAGTGGTTGCAAGTGTTGAATAGTTGTGTAGATTTGTGGTATATGCTATTGGATATAACCGTCAGCCTATACCCTGACAAACCAACCCCAATCGTCAGCCTATAAACTTACCTAAACCCCAAACCCATGAAAACCACACCCACCGATTTCCGACGCTGGCAACTGCATATCCGAAAGGAGTGCGTCAACTGCAACCGCCCCGACAAAAGCGAAACAATCAAGCCTTGGTCCGTCAACTGGACCCTGCTCGGTCAAATCCTCCAAGCCAAAAACGCCTGACCATGCAATGGATTAAATGCTTGGACCGGATGCCGACACCTTACGAGCCAGTCCTGATATTCACGACCGACATGAATCAAGCCTACGCATGGCTCGGAGATGGCCGTTGGTACTACGAACACCAAACGTGGTTCCTAATCGAAGTGAGCCATTGGATGCCCCTACCCCCAAACCCGTTTTAACATGGACCTAATCACTCGCACCATCCTCGGTTACACGGCAGAGGTTGTTGGAGTCAACCCGGACGACATCTTGAGCAACGTCAAGACCCAAGAACTGGTCCTCGCTCGCAGCATCTTTGCCGACATCGCCTACTCGGAATACCTCTACACCTACTGCCAAATCGGGCGAATCATCAAGAGGAACCACGCAACGGTCATGCACAACCTTGAAATCCTTTCCAAAAACATGAGAGCAAGGCCCGACATCAAATTTCTTCGTACACAGGTTCTCAACAGGACACGGGATTTTTTGCAACATTAACGAGAACCCCCACCATCTTTGCGTGAGTGAACGCAGAGAGCATCGTCCTTGACCTTTATCGCAGCGGAGAAATCCGTAAGGCTTGCCTTACCATTACGGGGGGCAATCCGCTTTGGAAGGACCTCGAGCAAGAGGTCGTCCTTATCCTGCTCGAAAAAGACCCCGACAAAATCACCAAGATGCAGGTGCAGGGATACCTGCGATTCTACATCGTTCGTTTGATAATGAACCTATACCGGGGCAACAACAACCAGTTCGCTAAGAAGTACCGTCATCACGACGAGCGTGTCGAAGTTGACCCCGAAACCCAAGAACTAAGCAAGGACTACGACTCCCTGCTCGACGACCTTTGGGCCATTGCCCAGCAAGAGATGGACTCTTGGGCCAAGGACGGGGCCTTCCCCTATGACAAGGAACTGCTGAACCTGCTCATGCAGACGGGCAATATGAAGGCTATGAGCCGGGAAACGGGCATCCCGTACCGGAGCATCATTTATTCAATCGAGCAAGCCAAGGCCAAAATTAAAACCGCAATCGAAGCCAATGGATATACTGGTTTTTCCAATCCTGATTAGTGCCTTAGCGACCCTTGCGGTCGTGGAGTTCCGAATCCTGCCACAATGGTTCTACGCTTTGCCCTTTGCGAAGCGGAAGCCGTTTTCGTGCATGACCTGCTTCGGGTTTTGGCTTGGGGTTGCCTTGACCCTGCCGACCTGCCAATGGTACTTGGCCCCAATCCTTGGCCTCGCCTCATCTGCCACCGCAATAATTATTCGGGAATGGACCTTCAAATGACCAACGACCAGTTCGTCGTGGCCCAGAAGCACCGCAAGTACTGGGACCAATATTTGGCCTCCCTGACGATGCGACTCCCACCCGATGCGGTTGGTGAACTGCAAGCCATCCTGACCGCTCACGGGCGACCGCCTACAAATTGGTGGTGCGCCGACTGCGTAAAATCAGCCCTCCAATACATTTACCTTCAAGCGGACTTGTTCCTCGAAGTCAACCAAAACACCGTTACAATCCCACTAAGCAATGCCCCTGCCAACCCCGAACAATAACGAGTCAAGAGAAGGCTTCATCGGTCGCTGCATGAGCAATAACCAAACCAATGCAGAATTTCCCGATACGGCTCAACGATTGGCGGTTTGTGGCTCAACGTGGGAGAATCACAAAAGGCAGCAGTTCGAGTCTTATTCGGATTACGGCCAAGAGATTCGGTCGAATGCCAAGCGAGGGATAGAACTCAACGAAAGGAACGGGAACAAGTGTGCCACGCAGACGGGCAAGGTCCGGGCGCAGCAGTTAGCAAATGGCGAACCCATCTCCGTGGAAACCATCAAGCGGATGCACTCCTACCTGTCAAGGGCAGAAACCTACTACGACAACGCAGACGACACCTCGGACTGCGGTTACATCAGTTATTTATTGTGGGGTGGCAAGTCGGCTTTATCATGGTCAAGAAATAAACTCCGGGAACTTGGCGAACTCGAAGGCGAAGGATGACGAAGCCCAAGTGCAGGCTCGGATGGATTCGCTGATGATGGTCATCACGACCCTGTGCGACTGCATCGGAGCGGTGGACGATTCGAACTCACCGAATGCATTTGCCGTGAAGATGAAGATAGTGGACAAAATAGACGAACTCATAGACAAAATTGAATACTAATGGCAGGCCGACCCCCAATTTGGAATACCCCCGAAGAACTATGGGCTGCCTTTGAGCAATACCGAGCCGAGAACAAGGCCAACCCTTACCGGGTGCAGGACTATGTCGGCAAGGATGGGGTCATGGTTTACCGGGACAAGGAGCGTCCGATTACCTTTCGGGGCTTTGAAGGATGGCTTGCAGAGAACGGGGTTTGCTATGACCTTTCGGATTACAGGAAGGGGACTACGGACCTGCACAAGACATTCTCCCCAATCATTACACGCATAAGGCTGACCTGCGACAAGGATATGCTGGAGGGTTCAAGTGCCGGCGTTTACTCGGCCAACATCGCCTCTCGTCTGCTTGGCTTGGTTGACAAGCAAGAGAACACGGTCCACATCGAGCAACCCCTGTTTGGGGATGGACTTTAAGTACACGACCGCTATCAGCCGAATCCGTCGGATGACGGCCCGGAAGAAAATCATCCAAGGCGGAACAAGTGCGGGGAAAACGCTCGCCATTCTTGCGGTCCTCATCGACATCGCAGCAAAGAACAAGACCGAGATTTCGGTAGTTTCCGAATCCATCCCGCACCTACGAAGGGGTGCAATCAAAGACTTCGCCAAGGTCATGCAATGGACGGGCCGCTGGGTCGCAGACCGATGGAACAAGACCCTGCTGACCTATCACTTTGCCAACGGTTCAATCATCGAGTTCTTTTCGGCTGATTCCGAGGCAAGGCTCCGAGGGGCAAGGAGGCAGGTCGTTTACATCAACGAGGCCAACAACATCGACTTTGAATCTTACTACCAACTCGCCATTCGTACCAGCGAGGCCATCTACATCGACTTCAACCCGACACATGAGTTCTGGGCGCATACCGAGGTCCTGCCCGAACAGGATGCAGAACTGATAATCCTAACCTACAACGACAACGAAGCTCTGCCTGATACCATCAAGCGGGACATTGAACTAAACCGCACCAAAGCCGAAACGTCTGCCTATTGGGCGAACTGGTGGAAGGTCTACGGCCTCGGTCAGGTCGGGACGCTTCAGGGTGCGATATACGAGGACTTCGAGGTCGTGGAGGGTATAGATGTCAGCCGTGCGAAATTCGTCGCCCTAGGGCTTGACTGGGGCTTCAGCAACGACCCTACGGCACTCGTAGCAATATACCGCCAAGGGGACTGCCTGCTGATTCAGGAACTGCTCTACTCCACGGGCCTGACCAACCAAGACATCGCAGACAAACTGCGGACGCTCGGCATCACAAGGGCTTGGGAAATCGTAGCGGATTCAGCAGAACCGAAGTCCATCGAAGAAATCTATCGGTTGGGGTTCAACATTAAGCCAGCAGAGAAAGGCCCAGACTCGGTCAGGAACGGGATAGACATCCTGAAACGCTTTAAATTGCAGGTTACCAAGGATAGCACCAACCTTATCAAGGAACTGCGGTCCTACACTTGGGCAACCGACAAGGAGGGCAAAAACACGGGGGTTCCGATTGATTCCTTCAACCACGCCTGCGATGCGATGCGATATGTGGCCCTCAACAAGTTAAGGGTCAGTAATGCAGGGAAGTATGTTGTTGTTTAACTTTGCCCCATGAACCTCGAACGCATCATTGACCTGCTAATCGAAATCGGGAAGACGGTTGCAGCCGTTTTCTTTATCCTCACCCTTCTAACCCTCCTTTGGACCTTATGAAAGTCGTTCACTATTACCACATCTACTGCGGAGGGAATTGGCAGTTAATCCTGAACCAACATATGATGGCCGTGTGCAACTACGGGCTTATCAACGTCTTGGATGAAATCAGGGTCGGCATCGTCGGTCCACCCGAACAACGCAAAGCGGTCAAGGAGGTGCTAGAAGGCTCGATGGTGGCTGATAAGGTCAAGGTCGTGGTTACCCGAACCAACGCTTGGGAGCAGGCGACGCTGACTGAAATGTACCGGGCCTCGCAGGAAGAGGAAGCCGTGTACTTGTACGCTCACACGAAGGGGGCAAGCGACCCGTCGCTTATCAACCAACTTTGGAACAGGTCTATGACCTTCTTCAACGTCGTGGCTTGGGAACGCTGCCTGCAACTGCTCGAAGGCGTGGATGCGGTCGGATGTCATTGGATTACCAAGGAGCAGTTCCCTCACATGGCGGACCAAAACAACCCCGAAGGCTACCCCTACTTTGGTGGAACCTATTGGTGGGCCAAGTCGTCCCACATTAAAGAACTGGGTGAGCCGGTACGGGACCACCGCTGGCAAGCCGAACATTGGATTGGAAAGAAGCCCGATACGAAGGTTCACGATACCAACCCCGGATGGCCGGGTCCCGAAAAATTTGTAATCACATTTTAACCATGAAAGACAAAGAACTGATTGCCATCCTCGACGAGTTAGACCTCAATGGTGCCGACTATGACGGAGGAACCGACAAAGCCAACGGCCACAACTACACAAGCACCTATGCCAAGTACTTGGCTGAAATGCGAGCAGATTCCATCAACTTCGTGGAGATAGGGGTCTGGCACGGAGGGTCCATGGCCATGTGGTGCAAGTATCTGCCCAAGGCCAAGTTCTTGTTCTACGATATTGCCAACCAAGTCAAACCAAAGGCTGACAAGCACATTGACTGGACTCGTTCAAGGCTTCACATCGCATCGGCCTACACACCCGAATCCGTGCAAGTCGCAAGGGACTATTTTAAGAACGGCATCGACTTCCTGCTTGACGATGGCCCGCACACCTTAAGTTCTATGTTGCAGGTCGTCAGCCTGTATGCACCATTGATGAACCAAGGCGGTGTCTTAATGATTGAGGACGTGCAAGCCAAGGATTGGTTCGTGAACTTGTCAGCCGTAGCACCAAGCAACTCAATCTTTGAGGCCATAGACCTTAGCGAATCGGGCCGATACGATGACCTTATTGCCGTTTACAAGTTCTAATCATGGGCATCCCCGTAATCATCAACAACCGCAACCTGCTGACATGGCCCAAAGCGATGGTCAGGGACTTGAGCAAGTGGCAGGGGATTGGGGACATCTACATCGTTGACAACGGTTCAACCTACGAACCTTTGCTGGAGTGGTACGCCACCAACCCCTGCAAGGTCGTAATGCTTGGCGAAAACTTGGGCCATCAAGCCCCATGGACTTCGGGCTTGGTGCAACAACTGGGAGAGCCGTTCTATGCGGTTACAGACCCGGACCTTGACCTTTACAAGACCAGCAAGCGGACGATTCCCATGTGCTTGGAGTGGTTGCAACAATTCCCCCAAGCAGGCAAGGTCGGCCTGTCGCTGCGATGGGATGACGTGCCTCCAAGGTCGTCGTACTACACTCATGTTAACAACTATGAAGCGACTCGTCAGCGTAACTCACGGGTCATCATGGCAGCAAGAGTTGACGTGCCTATCGACACGACCTTTGCCGTTTACAATCGTCAGGAGTACTTCATCGGTGGGGTTTCATTGCTTGAGTCAGCGAGGCACATTCCTTGGTATTACTCCGAGAAAGAACGCAAGGCTGATAAGGAGTTCAGCCAGTACCTTGCATCGGCATCGTCGGCATCGTCTTACAAAACCTTCTTGAAACTATGAAACTCCAAGACCTAACGATTGACCAGTTCCAGCGCATCGGAGCCATTGAGTTCAGCAGCGTCCTTGGGGACTACGACAAGCGTGCAGGGGTCGTCGCAATCGTTGAGGGGGTCGATATATCAATCGTTCGAGAAATGCCCGCCAAGAGCGTCCTAAAGCGCTACAAGGCCATTATCAGCGAGTGGAACGCATTGCCTGCATTGGGCTACAAGAGGAAGTTCAAAGCAGGGGGCAAGTGGTGGATTCCGACGGTGTTCACGGATGAACTCACCGCTGGGCAGTTGATTGAGTTAATGGACGCAAACACGACCGATGAAAAGCAACTCCTGCAGAACCTGCACCGAATCATGGCGACCCTCTGCAGGGAAGGCGGTCTATTCGGATTCTTCCCGAAAAAATACGACGGGGCTGCCCATGCGGAGCGAGCCGAGTTGATGAAGAAGCACGCCAAGGTGGGCGACGTTTGGGGGGTTGTCAGTTTTTTTTTGCTAAGTTCAGAATCCTACTTGAAAGTTTTGAGCGACTATTCCAAGCACCTGATGACGAAGGCAGGGGAGTTGACGTAAGCCCTCTCGCAGGGTACGGTTGGTTGATGGTGGTCTGGAGGATGGCCAACAAGGACGTGCTGAAATTCGATGCCATCTTTGCGATGAAGGCGGTGGAGTTCTTGAACTACGCCCTGCTGATTCACGACATTTTGGAAGCGGAGAGGATGGAAGCGGAAAGGGCAAGAAGAAAGTAGTATATTTGCATTAGTCAGGTGGCGGAATGGTAGACGCTAAGAGTTTCTTTAATGAGGTGGTCCTAGAGTAGCTGACACACTTAGATACAACAAGGTAACTACTCATACAGGTTCGAATCCTGTCCTGACTACACATTCCAGCACGGGGGACATTTACCCACATGGAAACAACCATCCTCGCCAATGGGCAACCCGTAGGTAAGTTCGGCAGCGGTTCGATGAAGGGCATCGACCAAACCGCTTTGGAGGGGATTGGTTCAATCGTTGGACCCAAGGGTGGAGGCAAGTCCCCGGCACATGACGTGCTGGTCAAGTGGATAGAACGGGTCATCGAACTTGCCAAGAAGAACCTCGAAGCAGCCAACGCCAACGCAGGGGGAACGCTCTCGGCATCCATCGCCCCCGAAGACATTGAACTCTCCGCCAAGCAAATCGTCGTGGCTATTATGGCCAACCCTTATTGGAAGTACGTGGACCAAGGGGTGCGAGGCAAAACGTCAAGCGTAAAGGCTCCGAGGTCGCCATTCCAATACAGGGACAAGTTCCCACCTGCCCAAGCCATGGCTGATTGGATAGCCAACAAGGAAAAAGCAGTTGTGCCAACCTATTCCCGTGAACTTAAGCGGATGCGAACCAAACAGGAGCAGGGATTGGTCGATGGCAGGTCGGTTGCCTATTGGGTATTCCAACGAGGAACACGGGCCACGAGCTTTATGAGCAACGCCCTATCCCCCGAAATGATAGACGTTTTGGTGAACACAATCGCTGAAACCCTTGGCAAATCCATAAGCGTAGCAACCAAACTATAAAATGGCAACAACCGTCCTATCAGGGTCGCCCCAAGCAGCGACACCCGTTTACAACAAGATGCTTTTCAAAGTCAGCGGTTCGCTGATTGCACAACCGAACTACCGCTACGTCTGCGATGTGAAGAACCCAGCAGGGACCACCCTTGCACGGCTCAAGTGCGACAAACTGCCGACCACCAACTTCGGGTTCTTCGATGTGGCCAAGGTTGTGGAAACGCTGATTGCACCGACCAAGCCATCGCTTACCCAAACGGGCTTCATTGACCATGCCGGGTATTATTCGGGGTACAGGCTTGACTTCATGGAGGAATACGGCAACACCCCTGCGGTGCAAACTGGAACCGTTACCACCGTGTCGGGCCGTGTTGCCTTTGCAGGAAACTTGGAGCAGTTAGAACTTGCGACTTGGAGTGGTGGTCTGTACTTCCCAAGCGGTGCAATTGTCAACGACACGACCCGAATGCTGACAACCCCGACGACTCGCACGGTCTATGCCGACGGCTACGGATGGCTTTCCATCGGGCAGTTCAATTACGGAGTCGAGAAGGCTTACATCCAATACTGGAGTGCAACAGGAGCGACCTTTGCAAGGCAGTTCGATGTGTTAGCGTCGAGTGTATCGGGCTCGAATGTCATCCGCTTCGGGGTCGGGCCAATGAACCTCAAAGCCCTCACGTCGGGGCAATGCTTGGACGGGAACCCCGGAGATTACCTGTTCCAAGGCAATGCCGGGGACTTCTACGACGTTTACTTCGGAAGGGGGGCAAACTATACGATTCGTCAACGCTACGTCATCGGGCAATGCCAGCGATTCAACTCCATCCCAGTACACTTCCAAAACAAGTACGGAGGCATTGACTCCTACACCTTCACGCTGAAGAACCGCAAGCGGGCCAACATAAGCAGGCAGACGTTCGGGTACAACTCGGACGTTTATGCGACTACTACCTACGACAAAGTTTGGGCAGGGGAGTTCGACTACGTTTACGCCCTCAACTCGGACTGGCTGACCGATGCCGAATCCGCTTGGCTGATTGAGATGGTCAGGTCCGGGCAGGTATGGCTCGAACTGGATGGCCAGTTGGTTGAAGCCATCGTCAACGCCAACACCTACCAATTCACGACCCGAAGGAACGACCGCCTCACGCAGTTGCAGGTCGAGGTGGCAGTTGCTTACAAGAACAACATCCTATGAGCGTAACCCTCATCGCCTACCCTCTCAACGATTCCGACGCAGAGGTTCCCTACGTCCTTGACACGATGGGCGAAATTGACATCGCCCTGACCTTTTCGGTGGAGGACATTGCCGACATCACCAAGCGGAGGGGGTCGTTTTCCAAGACCATCACGTTGCCTAATACGACAACAAATCGGGCTTGCTTCGGGTACGCTTACAACATCCAGTCCTTCGTGGGTGGATTCCAACCGAACAAGAAGATTCGTGCAGCGATGTGGGAGGACGGGGTCCAAGTGTTCAGCGGAGTTTTGCAACTGATTTCCATGTCCAAAATCCGGGGAGAGGTTACCTACGAAGTCGGTTTGTTCTCGGACGATGTGAGCCTGTTTAAGTCCATTGAGGGCAACCTCCTTGCGACGACCGTTGGGGTAAGCGGAATGAACCACACGCTGACCTCGGCCCATGTTTCTGCGACTTGGACCGCATCGGGTGCAAGCGGTTACGTTTATGGCTTGGTGGACAACTACGGGTATACGGACGCTACAACGCAGGGATGGTTTGCGGTTCCTTACTGGAAGATGACCCCAAGTATCTACGTCAAGAAGATGGTGGACTTGATATTCGCACAGGCAGGGTATCGCTACACCTCGGAGTTCTTTAACTCGGAGCGGTTCGGTAAATTGGTCATTCCTTACGCTGCCGGGCAATTATCGGTCAACCTGTCCGGGTCAAACATTTTTGCTGCAAGTACGAGCGGTCAAAACTTTTCAGGGACTTTTAGCGGTTACCTGAACTTTGCCAATGACTCAAGCCCTTACTATGACCGCCCGGGCTATTGGAACACAGGGACAAGCACTCTACAACTCCCTGCACTACCAACCCGATGGAACGTAACGGTTAAACTGAACTTTGGACAAATAACCCAGTTCAACAATCAAACCTACAACTTCCTCTACCTATACAACACGGCAACGAGCGGAATCGTCAGTCCATCAAGGGGCTTCACGGCTCAAGCAAGTGGAACCAATGTAATTACTTGGAGCAATATCCAGTTGAATACCAGCAGCCGGATAAGAGTCTTGATGACAGGCGTTGGAAGCACGGCCTGCAATCTCTTGAGCGGTTCAACGGTCCTTTGGGAGTGCTTGGAGAATCCAACGAGTATTGGGACTATTGACATGGCTACGGCTTTGCCTGCTGACGTGAAGCAGAGCGACCTCTTGCAAGACCTGCAAAAGATGTTCAACCTCTACTTCATGCCTGACCCTGCCGACCCGAAGAACCTCATCGTGGAGCCTTGGGTGGACTTCTATTCATCGGGGGTCGTGGACTGGTCGCAGAAATCGGATGAGAACGCAGAGCAAAGCATCACGAACGGGGACCCGAATCAATACAAGACCATCGTGTTTAAGTACAAGGATGCCGGGGATTATTTGTCCAAGTTGGACAAGTCGAACTACCCATTGGCAAAGGAAGGCTACGGAGGGCGAATCTTCACGACCGACAACTTCTACGGCAAAGGCGAGAACGTCGTCGAACTCTCTTGCAGCACCCTTATCCCTGCGAACTTCACGACTGACAAGGTAATCGGCAGGGCTTGGGACTTGGACGGCTCCGCTTTGTCGGGAACCATCAAGACGTTGCAGAGCGGTTACCGCATAGCCCAGTACAATCTGATTGAAGCCCCGACAACGTGGGCCTACCAGTACGGGGTCAGCGGTTCGTTTGCACTCGCACAGTCGTTGTTGAATCTGCCTTTTGTCAGTCACCTTGACAACCCCTACGACGCAAACTTCGACCTCGCCTTTGGAATCCCCAAACAGTTGTATTATGCGGTGAATGTTGCCGCAAATAGCGACCCTTACCTATACACGAACAACAACCTCTTCAACATCTATTGGTGGAACTATATTCAAGAAACCGTCAGCCGTGAGGCGATGCAGCTGGAACTTTCCATCATGCTCAATGCCGTGGACATCAGCCAACTTGACTTCCGCACCCCTATCTACTACGGAGGGGTCCGTTGGAGGCTGCTTGAGATTCGGGACTACGAGATAGGTCAGCAGAAGCCGTGCCGGGTAACCCTTCGCAGGATTCTTAACCTATCCGAGTTTATTTCAAAGCAAATCGGTTACTTCCCCTACGACGGACCCGTTCCAGCAACGGATTCGGATTACCCGAACGAAGTCACCCCGATTCCCTTGGTCAAGGAACTGCCAGCGGTTGCAGGTCCTCCCGGTGAAACAGGTTCGACTGGAGCAACAGGTTCGACTGGAGCAACGGGTGCAACAGGAGCGCAAGGCGACCCCGGTCCAGCCGGTGCAGGATTCACACCGGGCGATGCAGAGGGCGACATCAAGTATTGGGATGGAGCCGATTGGGTCAACTTATCTATCGGGACGGAAGGTCAGGTCTTGGAGGTTGCGTCGGGAATACCATCATGGCAGGATAAATAAAAACTATGGCAGTTACTAAAGAAATCGTCCTCGAAGTAGGACTCAAAGACTCAACAGGTCAAGGAACTGAATCCGCAAAGAAACGGCTCCGTGATTTACAACGCGCGCTCGTTGACCTTGCGGTTGCCGGGCAAGAGAACTCCGCAGAATTTCGGAAGTTAGAAGCCGAGGCAGGTCAACTATCCGACACTATTGGCGATGTCGGGCAACGAGTCAAAAACCTTGGCTCGGATACCAAAAACATTGAGGCATTCACGCAAGCGGTCCAAGGCGTTGCTGCTGGCTTTCAAATCGCTCAAGGTGCTGCTGCATTGTTTGGTGAGGAAAACGAGGACATCCAAAAGGCTATGTTGCAGGTCAATGCGACCATGGCTATTGCCAACGGAATCCAGCAGGTAACGGTCCTCCTTCAAAAGGAATCGGCTATCTCA